TATAAAATTGCTTGTTCCTGAAAATAAGGAACATTCAATGAATGATATTACTTACGCGGACATTGAAGAAGAATTCCCTTTAGCAATTCAATTAACTTTAGTCGAAAAAATCGGCGAAGTAATTAGCCCGTCATATAAGGAAAATCGGGGAAACTGATTGGCTCATTAAGGACGCAAGTGAAATGTGCAATGGTCTTTAATGGGCATACGTTAGAAAACATAAGGCAAATTGACGAAAACACAATGGGCCATATTATTACCATGTATGCAGATGGATTACTGGGAAATTCAAAAGTCTTAACCTTATTAAGTCAATTGACTGCTGGTGTTTTTAATTATATGAGGCCAGCGAATAGTAAAGATTATAAATTAGACGAAATTTTAGGTTCGGCACACGATTATATTTTCCCGCCAATCTCGACGGAAGAACAGAAAAAAATTACAAACAATGCTTTAAAAGCATTTGTAATGTCCGCGCCCGGATTCAATAAAACTTTAATGGGTAATAAAAATGGCTAATTTTATTGGGCGGCTAGGTGTAATTTTAGGTCTTGATAGTGCTGAATTCCAAAAAGGCATTGCTTCGGCAAATAAAAGCCTAGATAAATTTGTTTCTTCTGCACAAACAACTGCAAAAGTAGGAGCCGCAGCTTTTGCTGCTATGGCGTATCAAGCCCTTCAGCTTGCGGATGAAATTGTAGATACTGCCAAAGCAAATGATATGGCGGTTGATTCTGTTCTTAAATTGCGTAACGCATTAGCTCTAAGTGGTGGAGAAGCGCAAAACGCAGGAAAATTCTTATCGTCGTTTACCGCAAATATAGATAAAGCAGCAGAAGGTTCATTTGAAGTCCAAAAAACATTTAAATCTTTAGGCGTTTCTCTTTCCGATTTGCGTCGGCTTGATATTGATTCATTACTAAATAAATCATTGCTCGGCTTGCGAGACATGGCCGACCCAATTACACGCAACGCAAAGGCAATGGAATTATTTGGCAAGGCAGCTAAAGGCGTAGATTTCGCAGAATTAAATTCAGAAATACAGCGCGGCGCTGGCGTAACAAACGAACAAGCAAAAGCAATAAAAGACGCGGCAGATTCCTACGACGTTATTACACAAGCTGGAAGGGATTTTTCTATAATGATTGCCTCCGAATTGGGGCCATCTATTAAAACAGTTATTGATTATTTTAAACAAACACAAAGTGCTGGTCTAAACTTTGGTTCGGGCATCAAAATTGTTTTTGATACATTAGCAATTTTGGGTGCAAATGTTATTTTTGTATTTAAAGCAGTAGTATTAGAAGTTGAAGCAGTATTTAATTTTTTAAATACAGCGGCTACAAAAGGCTTTGCAGAAGCAAGCCGACAAAACGATATTTATATACAAAAAACAATTGAAAGCAGAAAAAAATTAGACCAATTTGAAAAAAGCATATTACAAGAACCGCCAGAACAAATAGACGACAGAAGGGAATTTGCGCGACTTCCTGCAAGGGCAGAACCAATACGTAGACAAGTCAAAGAAGGAAAAGACAAAGACGCACAAGCGGAAAGAAAAAAACAATTAGATATTTATCTTAAAGGATTGGCAGAAGAACAAAAACAATCAGAAGAAAATTTACGTTTATTGGCAGAGCAAGAAAGCATGTATCAAAAAGGCAATGCAGCGCAAATTATGCGTCAAAGAATTGCCGGAATGGATATACAAAGAGAAAAAGAAATACTGGAATTGTTATTCCAAAATCGTTTTGCTAGGGAAGAAGATATAAGATTAGCCCAAGATTTAAAACAAGTTGAATGGTCTAGACTTGATGCAATAGAAAAAATTGGGCAAAACGACGAATTAACACGCAAAGCTAAAGAAGAATCTATTGAAAAAGAAAATCAATTAGCAAAAGAAGCGATTAATTTAGCAATGCGACGAAATGAATTAGCAAAAGAAATGCGGGAAGGAACTCTGTCAGAAGGGTTCTTTTCTGCAATGGAAAGTGCAGCAAAAAATGCCTCAACAGAATTCGAGCGAGGAAAAGAAGTTTTTGAATCCGTAATGAGTAATATGGACAACGCAATTACTCAATTCACAAGAAATGGAAAATTAGCTTTTAAAGATTTTGCTAGGTCAATAATTCAAGACATTCTGGCTATCTATATAAAATCCCAAATGCTACAAATGATTAAAGGATTTGGGAGTTTATTTTCTGGTGGTGGCGGTGTTAATCCGGGCGGCTTAGATGCCTCTGGCGGGATGGGTGAAGCCGTTATGAGTTTTGCTATGGCAGCAGATGGTGGATATATTTCCGGCCCGACCGTTGTAGGCGAAAACGGTCCTGAACTATTTATTCCGAGAACCGCAGGAACAATAGTGCCTAATCAGCAAATGGCAGGAATGACCGGAAGCCCGCAGGTGGTGTATAACGGCCCTTATATAGCGAACATGCAAGCAATTGATACGCAGTCGGCAGCGCAGTTCTTAGCAAGAAATAAAGAGTCAGTATGGGCAGCTAACCAATCCGCGTCGCGGTCAGTTCCGCAAAGCAGGTAACTATGAGTTTGAATACTATATTGTCAATCTCTGAATCCGTTGGGATTAACGACCAGCGGTTCGTTGGGCAAATGTTAAGCAGGAACCAAAGGATTTCTACAAGCGAAATTCTTACCGTGGTTCCGTTTGCATTTACGATGAAGCCAATGAATTACCTTATGTATTCTCAAAACAGAGATTTACTTTCTGATTTGAGGTATTACGACAAGTCATTAACTCAATATCTTAATTTTGGCACTACTGGATGGATTAACTATATTGACTATCAAGGTGACATGACTTCGGGCCAAATTAGTTCTTGCCAATGGCAAACTGCGTCTGCAAACAAAAATCTTGTATTAGGTTCTTTACCGTCTATTAGTTCTTCTGCTTATATAGTAAGAAAAGGCGACTTTTGCCAAGTTGGTTTGTATTCGTATATTGCTACTTCGGACGTTCAGCGCGGCTCTGGCTCAACAGTAAACATACCAGTTCATAGGAATCTATTAGCGACTTTAACAAGCCCTGTTGCGGCTGTAATCGGTCAATACGGAACAACTATTAGTATGGGAGGCAGTTCCTATACTGGAACGACTTTCCCTGTAATCCTGCGTGAATATCCTACCTACTCTTTAATGCCAATTACTAATGATTCGTTTATTCAATGGTCTGGTAACTTTGTGGCTTTCGAGGCGGTGTTATGAATGTAATTGCTCCGGTAGAAAATACCAACAACATTCGTTACGCGCAATTTGTCCGTGTAACTACTGCTGATGAAGTATTTAGGTTTGCTACTACTCCCGCGCCTATAACGGTTGCATCTGTTGATGCCGCGCCGTTTGACGCGGTTGGTGTATTAATGAAGATTGGCGATGCTCAGAAAGACATTAAATCTACCGCTAACGAAACTGCGTTTACATTAATTGGGATTGATACCGCAATGCTTGGTTGGGTTTTAGGTTTAAACGTAAAAGGCTCAAAGATTGAAGCATGGAATGGATTTTTTAACACGAACGGAGAATTAATTACGGGTGGCGGTGATGGCGGTCTTTATAAGTTCTTTACTGGTTATGTTTCCTCGTTTTCGATTTCCGAGGAATGGCTAGAAGAACTACGGCAGTTTGTTGGAACGATTACTGTAACCGCATCTTCTATTCAGCTAATACTTCAGAATAGAACCGCAGGACGATATACAAATAATAACTCGTGGCAGTTCTTCAATTCCGGCGATACCAGCATGAACCGTGTTGCGTTTGTTTCGACTATTAATTATTACTTCGGCAAGACGCAATGATTTATCGGGCAACAAAATTTCACAAACCAATCATTATTGATTTAATGACGAAGTTTGCTGACGAAAGCCCTATAGATTATTGCCATTCATATTCTGATATGGAATACGGAAATAAATTGCTTGATGAAATCTTTGCCGGTCGTGGCGCAATATTTTTAGCAGATGATTACGGAATACTTATGTCAATAATTCTTCCGTGTATCTGGTCAGATAAAATATTTGGATTGCATGAACTAGCTTGGTATGTAAAACCAGAAAAACGTGGTGGAATGGCTGGATATAAATTAATAAAAGAATATAACGAATATGGAGAATTGTTAAAAACTACCGGCAGGATTAAGTATTACACCATGAGCCGATTGGTTACTAGCCCCGATGTGGACTACTCTAGATTCGGTTATCGGAAACAAGACGAAATCTGGATTCAATAATGAAATACATAGTTGCGTTTTTATTGTTGTTTGGTTTTGCGGCCCCTGCTTTTGCTATTGGTATGACTATTGCAATTGCGGCGGGATTGACTGGTTTTGCCGCCGCCGCTGCTGCTTTTGCAATAAATATGGTTGTATCTGCAATTATATCTAAAGCATTTTTTAGCCCTAATCAGGGCGCACAAGACTTTGCAGGTCAATCCAAAAACCCCGGCAATCGTCAGCAAATCCCTCCGGCTACAGATAATAAACTTGAAGTAGTTTATGGCTCCGCTTGGTTAGGCGGAACAATGATTGATTTAAGCATTACTGAAGATAACCAGAATCTTTATTATGTATTGGCGCTCTCTGAAGTTACTAATAACGGCGCTGACACAATTACGTTTGGCGATATTTATTACGGCGGGAAAAAGGTAGTATTTAATGCAAACGGATATAGCGTAGATTCTTTGTTAGATGAATCTACCGGGGAAAGTCAGCCTGTAAACGGAAATATTGAGTTTTACCTTTATAGCAATGGCATAAATTCGCAGCAAAATTCCGGTTTATCTGCTACTCAAGTAATGCAATCTAGCGGTCTTGTTTGGCAATGGGATGGTGCTCAGTTAATGACGGATTGCAGTTTTGCAATTCTGCATTTAACTTACAACCAAGACCTTAACATTCAGGGTATAGAACAAACAAAGTTTCAGATAACAAACTCTCGCTCTAAGCCGGGAGATTGTTTTAATGATTACTTAACCAATACAGTTTATGGCGCGGCCATTCCTGATAATCAAATAGATACAGCTAGTCTTACTGCGCTAAATGTTTATTGTGATGAATCATTTACATACGAGCCTTATTCCGGTGGCTCTGCTACGCAAACCCGTTTCCGTTTTGATGGTGTAATTGATACCAACAGAACGATAATGCAAAACCTGCAAGACATGGCATCGTGTTGCGATTGTTTATTGAAATACAACGAAATATTAGGAACGTGGGGTGTTGTTGTTCAATCGCCTACTTACACGGTAGCAATGAACATTAACGATAGCAATATGGTATCTGCTATTAGTATTACTCCAATTGATATTGCCGGTTCTTACAATGTCATTGAATGTAAATTCCCTGACGAAAACAATCAGGACTCATTTAATTCTTCGACGTTTGACCTTGCTGAAATCGCCCCAGAACTTCTGTTTCAGAATGAACCAGTAAACAAGCAATCTGTTTCTTTGCCATTAGTTAATAACGACGTTCGCGCACAATATCTTGCGAACCGTATGCTTAAATCAGCAAGGGAAGATTTACAGGTTCAATGCACAATCAATTATGTCGGACTGCAATTAGAAGCTGGCGATATTGTTTCTGTAACCAGTGTAAATTACGGATGGAATGCAAAGCTATTTAGAATCAATAAAGTCGTGCAGACTTTCGAGGATAGCGGTCAGGTATTAGCAAAATTAACATTGTCAGAATTTAATCCAGCTATTTATGACGATGTTCCAGTTACGCAGTTTTCACCAGTTCCAAATACCGGAATTGGAAGTCCAACTCTTTTTGGAACTATTCCTGTTCCTGTTGTTGCGGCGCAATACCCGACAATTACTAATCCTACATTTGTAATTCAAATTACAAGTAGTTCAGTTGGGATTATTCAATACGCGGAACTTTGGTATTCCGCTTTTTCAAGTCCTACGCAAGAACAACTTATCTTTGCTGGCACTACAGAAATTCAGCCGAATGGGAATCCTTACGCGGTTTCAACTGCGATGCCGGGGATTAGCATTTCAGACATTCCTGCGGGTAATTGGTATTTCTTTTCCCGCATGGTTAATAGTATTGCGACAAGTCCTTACAGTTCAGCAAGTTCTGTATTTCAATGGCGACCAAGCACTTTCCAATATACAGAAAGGTATTTGGTTGTTGCCTACGCAGATAGCATTACCGGAACCGGATTTGATTTAGACCCTCGCGGACATTCCTATTACGGGCTTTTAAATCAAAACAGTGTAACGCCAAGCATTACGGCATCTGACTATACTTGGTATTTAGCAGACCCTAATTTTGGAACTGTTTATTTTCTATGTTATTCCAATAGAACTGGAAGAAGGTTTAGTTTTGATACCGGATTAGCTGGCTACGCGGCTGGCACAGGTTTTTTTGTTCCAACTCAAACTAATTTGTTTGACCCAACTATTTGGGCGGCTTTAGCAGACGGAATAAATTTTATTGATTTAGACCGAGCAACAGGACAGTTATTAACTACCGGAACAACTTCTGTCGGAACTGGTGAAATTAATGTAACCAATAGTCCTGACGGTAAAGTTATTGCATCGCTTCAACAGTTTTTAGATTTTGGTGGCGCATATTCGCAAACAAGCGCGGTCGCAACATTAACCATTGATATTTACGGTCGTGTTGTCGGATTTGAATCGCCGGATAATTTCTATTTTACTAAACAATCTTTTACCGCAACTTCAAGTCAAACGGTATTTTCTGTTACTCGCGCAAGCGGATATATTTCAGGTCAATGCTTTGTTTTACAGAATGGATGCTTACTAGATACATCAGAATACACTGACACTGGAGGCGCTACGGGAACCGTTACGCTATCTGTTGGCGCAACAACTGGTGACATTGTTACGATTGTTTCTTATAAAAGTAGCAATGCAACTACCGGGGTTTATGCTTCGTTCACAAGAAATACTGCGACCCTTACAAGCGTAAATGAATACACGGCTTCAGGATTTACATTAACAAGCGGATATGAATTGTTATTCCTGAACGGAACTGTAGTAAATGAACAAGATTACAACATTGTTGACCAGACCATTACGGATTTCCCAAATATAACATCTGGAAAATTAACTGTTATCCAATGGAGTCCTAATAACTTAACAGTGCCTAATGGAAATCCGGTAAATATTATTGCTAATACCGCAATAGGTCAGACCATTTACTCTTTTAATTTTGACGTAAATGCGTTTAATTTATACAACAACGGTTTGATGTTATTGCAGGGAACGGATTACACTACCGCTACGAATACATATACGCTATCTAATTCACCGACCACTATAACTAATTTACTTTTACAACAAACCTTCGCAAGAACGGGGGCAGTATGACGCAAGCCTATAATCTCTCACAATTAGCCAACAAGGTTAATTCCTCTGGACTGTTAGATGTAGCAACAGGAATTACCGGAACCGCTGCTGTAGCAAACGGCGGAACAGGCCAAACGACTTATACAAACGGCCAAATATTAATCGGAAATACGACCGGCAATACTCTTACCAAAGCCACATTGACTGCTGGCACCGGTATTACTATTACGAATGGAACTGGTTCAGTTACCATTGCCGGAAGTTCCGGTCAATTGCAATACAACATATACACTTCTGGCGCAACGACTTGGACTGCCCCTACGGGCGTTACCAGCATAAAAGTGATCTGCATCGGCGGCGGCGGTGGCGGTGGTGGCGAGGATGGCGGATGTACCGGTGCTGGGAATGGTGGCGCTGGCGGTATTTCTATCGGCATCTACACGGTAGTTCCCGGCACAGGCTACGTAGCTACGGTTGGCGCTGGCGGATCGGGTTCAAATTCAGTAGAAGGTAGTGCTGGCGGAACAAGTTCTTTAGGCTCGTTGTTATCTGCAACCGGAGGTGGCGGCGGCGTCAGGGCTTCATCAGGCGGCGCTGATGGTGCGGCTGGCGCTGGCACAAGCGGGGTTACTGCAAACAGTTCTGTGGGTTTTGGCCTCACTGGTGCTGGCGGTGACTTTATGGGCGCGACTAATCGCGGAAACGCGGCATCTGCTACAGCGGCCGTAACATGGACTGCGGCTTTAAACCGCGTTCCCGGCGCAACTGGTGCTGGTGGAACTACTATATCAAATGCTTCGGGCGGCACCGGAGGCGTTGTTTACATTCAATATATTGGATAACCCATGAAAGCACTCATTTCGACTGTTGAGCCCCGTGAAACTGGCTACCGTGTTGCAGAGGTAGAAGAAAATGAAAACATTTTCCCCGTTTCTCCTGAATTGTTTTGGACTGATTGCCCGGATGACCTGAAAGCTGATGAAAAGTGGTATGACCCGGCAGACCAGCAGTTCAAAGACTTCCCGGTGCCGGAACCGTTGCCGCAACCTTTAACCGAAGGCACGCAACCGCTGTGACTATCCGCGTTCTTCCAGCGCACAGCTTTACCTACGATGGCGCGATAGTAAATGTGTTTCACGCCAACAAAGGTGAGGGCTTGCCGAAGCACGAGCATGTTTATTCTCATGCCACGTTCTGTGCTGCTGGTTCGTGCGTCGTGCGGAAGGAAGGCAAGGAAGTTGTTGTAATGAAGCAAACCCAACCGCTAAATCTCAAAGGAAACGAGTGGCACGAGATTGAGGCGTTAGAAGATGGAACGGTATTTATTAACGTATTTTCTGAAGATAAAAGGTAAAATTAAAAACCGTAGCATGATATACTTCTAAAAAACAAGACATGATTTAGGCTGCTGCGAGTGCGCGGCGCTTTAACCGGAAAGGGTAATCATGGCAATTTTTAATAAGAACACGCTTACACAGGTAAGCGGTTTCGACAATCCAATTATTGCTGGCGAATTAGTTTACGCGCAGCAAACATTCTGGAATCTGGCGTTTTCCAATGAAGGTGTGGCGGTTGATTTAACCGGCGCAACCATTGACGCACAAATTATCCGCAGACAGTTATCGGATATCAAAGATACTCGTTATGGTCTGACATTTGACATTTCGGACTATAGCCCGCCTCCTTCTCCCGTAGCATTAACAATTACAAACAGGGATGACGAAGAAGGAACATTTACGCTTGTAATTGACGAATCTTCGTGGGATGTAATTTCAAGTGACCCGCAGTTAGATATTAACGCTCAAGAATGTGTAGGATTTTCTGGTCGGATAAAAATTGGGTTCCCTGCGGCTGGCTCTACTCCCGCGCAAGACAATATTATCTTTCTATTATTCTTGGTTCGCTCCGATGGTGTGGTGAATTAAATGGCTCACCTGTCCATTACTCAAGGGCAGGTAAACGATATTTCGGTTTCTGTAAACGAAACTGAAGTAGCCGTTTCACAAGCCAATAATATTAATGTAGAAGTAACTCCGACTCCGCGTACTGAAATTTCTATTGACCGAGGTATTTACGGCCAAAGCGGTTATTCTGGATATTCTGGATATTCTGGTTATAGTGGATTTTCAGGATTTAGCGGCGCATCTGGTTACAGTGGGTTATCAGGGCAGAACGGCACCAGCGGTCAATCGGGCGCAAGCGGTTACTCTGGTCTAAGTGGTTTTTCAGGTGCCTCCGGCTTTTCCGGCTTTTCAGGTCAATCTGGTTTTTCCGGTTTTGGTGTATCCGGCTATTCTGGGTTTTCTGGGTTTTCTGGATTCTCAGGTTTATCCGGTTCGGTTTACATTGGCGATACTCCACCTTTAGGCGTTGGTGCTGGCGCGATGTGGTGGGATGATATTGCGGGTAAGCTCAAGATTTATTACGTTGACCAAAACGGCGCACAATGGGTTGACTCCATTACAGGCACCGCAGGTTTCTCAGGCTACAGCGGTATCTCTGGATTCTCTGGTTTATCTGGTTATTCTGGTGGCGACGGACTTTCCGGTTTCTCAGGCTATTCTGGTTTCAGTGGATATTCTGGAAGCGGCATTTCAGGATATTCTGGAGCAGTCGGGGTGTCTGGTTTTAGTGGCATTAGCGGATATTCCGGTGCCGTTGGACTATCTGGCACAAGTGGCTACTCTGGTTTTTCTGGTCAAGATGGTTTAAGCGGAACTTCAGGGTTTAGCGGATTTTCAGGAATAAATGGTTTAAGTGGTTATTCAGGTCAAAATGGATTATCAGGAACATCTGGCTTCAGTGGTATTTCTGGATGGTCTGGAATATCTGGATTTTCCGGTCACTCAGGAATAAGTGGATTTTCAGGCGGTAGTGGAATATCGGGCTACAGTGGATATAGCGGAACTTCTGGAATATCAGGCTACAGTGGTTTTAGCGGAGCCACGGGTTCATCTTCAAGTTATTTTTCTTATCAAGCGGAAACACCTTCACAATCTGGATATCCCGGTAATGGTCGTATACTTTGGAATAATTCAACCCAAATAAATTCTACTTCAATTAATGTTTCGCATTTAACGCAAGATAATGTTGATATAGATATTTTCTTGGCGTTATTAACGCAAGGCGAACAATTTGTTATTCAAGACGAAAACGCAAGCGTTAATAATCAAGTCTGGTTAATTTCCGGAACACCTACTCTTACAAACGGAGGAACGGCTACCGCTTATTGGACTTATCCAGTGTCTTTGGTATCTAGCTCAGGAACCGGCACAACAAATTTTGCACATAACCATGAAATAATCCTAGCTCTAGTTAATGGAGTATCCGGTTATTCTGGCTATTCTGGATTCTCAGGTTTTAGCGGCGCTAGTGGAATATCTGGTTTTAGTGGAATTAATGGAACATCCGGCTTTTCTGGATATTCTGGCGCTGTAGGAGCAAGCGGAACTTCAGGGTTTTCAGGATATTCCGGTTCAGGTATATCTGGATTTTCTGGATTTTCTGGATTTAATGGCGCATCTGGAATAAGCGGATTTTCTGGAGCCAATGGTGCAACAGGAGAATCAGGCGCATCTGGATTCAGCGGATATTCTGGTTTCTCAGGAATCTCTGGTGCTAACGGCGCAACAGGCGCGTCTGGAATATCAGGATATTCTGGTTTTAGCGGGGCAACTGGCTCTACGGGAACAAGTGGTTTCTCTGGAATTTCTGGTTACTCAGGCATTTCTGGATATTCTGGCGCTGTAGGAGCAAATGGTGAATCTGGATTTTCAGGATATTCCGGAATTTCAGGATTTTCTGGCGCTCAAGGTATTAGCGGCTTTTCTGGAATCAATGGTGTAAATGGAGATTCAGGTTTTTCTGGTTACTCAGGAATTTCTGGATACTCAGGTTTCAGCGGAACGAATGGTCAATCTGGAATATCTGGTTATTCGGGAATCTCTGGATATTCTGGTTTTAGTGGAATTAATGGCGCGTCTGGATTCTCAGGAATATCTGGGTTTTCCGGCTCTGGGATTTCTGGATATTCAGGATTTTCAGGACTTGGATTAAGCGGGTTTTCTGGTTTTTCAGGAATATCTGGTTATTCAGGTTTCTCAGGGATAAGTGGATTTTCAGGAATATCTGGGTTTTCTGGTGTTGCGTTTACTGGCGGAACTCTTACTTCGCCATTAGTAACAAGTGTTGGAACTGCCACCAATGGAACTGAGCCTATTAGGTTTCAAACTGGCGTAGTTACAACAATTCCTGCCGCGGGAACTAAAGAATACAATGGCATTGTTATGCTTTCTACGCCACAAGCAGGTAATCGTGGCGTCTCCCCATCAATTCATTACATTACTCAAACTAGCAACTATACAACTCCTACTGGAAGCAACAACACATTAAAACAATTATTCAATGCCACAACAAGCGGAGCTTTGACTGTCGGTAATAATTTGACATTCTTTTTTGAATGTTTATTTAGATTGGCATCAATGAGTAGCACCAATGGTAATTTACAATTTGGATTTTTGGGAACCGCAACCTTTACTGATATTAACTATATTTCGATTGCAAATAAAACTGCACTTACCGTTCAAACCGCAAGCAGTCATACTTTTGGAACGGTAAAAACAGCAGTTGTTATTAGTGCCTCAAATACTCAGACAACTGGATATGCTTTTATAAAAGGCAAAATAGTAGTTTCTACTGGCGGCACAATTATTCCTGCGTTTGCTTTATCTATTGCTGCTGCGGCAGTTGTGCAAAACGGGTCTTATTTCCAAATTTATGAAGCAGGAAACGATAGTGAACTTAAAATAGGGCAATGGACATAATTATGGCCTCATTAGACTTTCCTTCATCGCCAACAATCGGTCAGCAATATTCCGCAAACGGTTCAACTTGGACTTGGGATGGCGTGTCTTGGCTGGCAGTAAACGGCCCTGCGTCTGGTTTTTCTGGGTTTTCTGGGTTTAGTGGATACAGCGGGTTCAGTGGATTCTCTGGTGTTGGTTCATCTGGTGTATCAGGTATTTCTGGATATAGCGGATTTTCAGGAATAGGTTTTAGTGGCTTTTCTGGGTATTCAGGAATCTCTGGTTACTCTGGTTTAGGTGTAGCTTTGCCTGTTTCTGTAGCGAACGGCGGCACTGGAGTAACGACTTCGACCGGCACTACAAACGTGGTTCTGTCGAATAGCCCTACTTTGGTTTCGCCTACGCTTGGAACCGCCACCTTCGCAGCAGGAACCGTCGCACTACCTTCTATTACGACTTCAGATGATACGAATACCGGGGTTTACTTCCCGGCTGCGGATACCATTGCGTTCACTGAGGGTGGTGCAGAGGCGATGAGGATTAATTCCTCTGGTATCGTTCTTATCGGAACTACGGCAGCATCAGGAACTAAACTTCTTCAAGTTAATTCTGATATTAGGATAGGAGTTATTACTGCTGGATTTGGTAATGTTGGAGGTAATTCAAATACAGCATTTGGTCAAGAAGCACTTAACGCAAACACGAACAACTCTAATTCAGCATTTGGTAAATATGCTTTACGAGTTTCATCTACCGGAAACTCAAATACTGCTGTAGGCAATAATTCACTTTCATCAAACACAACCGGCTCTGGCAATACTGCTGTAGGCAATAATTCACTTATAACAAATAGTGTTGGTAATTCTAATTCAGCATTTGGAGCCATCGCCCTTTATAATACGACGGGCAGTAGTAATGTCGGCCTTGGTTATTCTGCTGGCTATGCAATAACCACGGGCACTGGCAACGTAATTATTGGCGGCTACACCGGAACCGCAGCGCCAATCAGCACAACAGGAAGTAACAGCATCGTTTTCTCCGATGGCGCAGCTAACGTCCGGCAATACTATGACGGCACTAACAGTGCGTGGGTCTTTAATACGGGCGCGTCGGAACGGATGCGTATCGACTCAACGGGGAATGTGGGGATTGGAGCAACCGCCAACGCCTCCGCAATCCTAGACGCGCAAAGCACGACCAAGGGCGTGCGGATGCCTAACATGACCACGACACAGAAGAACGCTATTGCAACCCCGGCCGCTGGTTTAATGGTTTATGACACGACCCTTGCAAAGCTCTGTGTTTACACAACCGCTTGGGAAACCATAACTTCACTCTAAAGGAAAATCATGACCGCTTGGCTAATCGAACAGATGTCTTGCGCCGTTCAGCAGGACGGTGAAGCGGACGTTGTAATTACCGCAGCATGGCGCTGCAATGGCGAGCAGGTCGATGGTGACAAGACCTACACCGGCACCATCTACGGCTCCAGCACTTTTACTTATACAGGCGGTGAGTTCACGCCCTACGACCAACTGACTGAAGACCAAGTTTTGGGCTGGTGTTGGACAGGCGGCGTGGACAAGGATGCGACTGAGGCTGCGGTTCAGGCGCAAATTGACGCTCTGATGAACCCTCCAGTTGTCATCCTGCCGTTGCCTTGGAGCGTCTAATGGACAACAAAGAAATTGAACTGAAGCTGACTGTTGCTGAAGTAAACGGCGTTCTGAGCGCACTTGGTCAGATGCCGTTTGTGCAAGTCTCTACTCTGATTCAGAAGATTCAACAGCAAGCTGCTCCGCAAGTCGCATCGCCGGCCGAAGTCTGAATACAAAAAAATGAATATAAGACAAGAGTTAGAAAACCATTTTGAGCGCGCCGTATTTCTTAAAGGAGACCCCGTTTACCTTAGAGAAGCTGCGCGATATATTTGGGCTAACGACAATTTACTAGGAAAAAATATTCTAGAAGTTGGTTGTTCTAGCGGCTATGGCATCCAGTTTTTGCCAAACGATATTAAGTATGTTGGCGTAGATTACGATGAGAAAATTATCAAATATGCCGCAATGCAGGGCTGGCGCAACAATACTTTATACGTTCATGCAGACATTAACCGGTTAGAACTACAACAACACGACACTATTATTGCTTTTGAAGTTATTGAGCATCTTAATAATGGGCTTGAAATTGTTGAAAGGCTAAAAAAACATTGCAAACGATTGTTAATCTCCGTTCCATACAATGAGCCTGTTGGTTTTTGGGGAGAGCATCATAAGTTGCATTGTTTGACTGAAAAAGATTTACCCGGATTTCAATATGAATTCATTAATCAAGATGGTTATTTAAAATCTTACATTGATGTCAACGATAAATTTAATCTAATGCTATGTAAGTGGAACAATGTCTAAAATTCTTTGTTCTGTTGCGACAAAAGGAAGATATTTTTCTACTTTGCCTTCTGTTCTTTTTGCGATAGTCAATCAAACAAAGTTACCGGACAAGCTGATAATCTTTGATGATAACGACGAACCGCAAGATATGCGGAATGAATTTTTATATCAGCATTTTTTTAAGATACTAGATATTAAAGGTATTCAATGGGAATGGTTATTTGCCGGTAAGAAAGGCCAGCATCATATACATCAAGCCGCAAATACAATGGGGTTTGATTGGGTATGGCGAGTTGATGATGATGCAATTCCAGAACATAACGTATTAAAGAATTTATCAAAACATATCTCTCAAAATGTCGGAGCGATTGGCGGCGCGATACTGACTCCCCCGCTACTATTTGAGAATTCAGAACCTACTGGACTTCTGGAAAACA